TCATACTCTTGAACAAGTAGACGAATTCAAGCATTATATCGACTCTATTGTAAAAATCGAGAGCAATTCTCGATCGTCTTACGTAACACTTACCCGCACCATCTCAGAAAAACGTCGTAAGGAAGTTTGGCATTGGGTTGAAAATGAGCAGGCATTGTGAGGCCTCGATTCGATTTACTTTTAAAGCCGCTACGCTTATGTGTGCAATGAGAAGGGCCAGATCTATAAATTCAAGAATCGGCTTTCCCAGCAAATTTTTGATTCGGTAATTGCCGACTTTGACGAAAAACAAGTATCAATTGAATTGCTAATTATCAAGGCGCGGCAAGTGGGGATTTCTACAAAAACAGCCCTAAAGTTCATCCATAAAATGCTATTTATTCCGCATACGCAGGCCGTTATGGCTTCTGTGCAGTCGGATAAGTCCGAGTTAATTGGCCGCATTCTAAATACTGTTTACAATCAATGCCCGTGGTGGCTTGTTCCAAGAGCTACATCTAAAAACTCCTACGAGAACGGATCGATCTTATCGATCCAGTCTGGTATGCAGGCGACCGGCATCGCCCAGGGATGGACACCAACGGCCATCCATGTTTCAGAGTTGGCCGATATACCTAAACCGAAGAAAGTGATCGAGGAAGGTCTACTCAGGGCTACGCACTCATCGCGCAATTTGTTTTTGGTCTTTGAAGGAACGGGCGGTGGCAACACCGGCTGGCTAGCCGATACCTGGCGAGCAGCTAAAGAAGATTGGCCCAAAGGGCGCTCGCGGCTTTGCCCTATTTTTATTCCGTGGGTTATGGTGCCGGATCTTTACCCTGAGCAAGATTGGATTCGAAAGTTTCCCATTCCTGGCGATTGGCATCCCATTGAAGCCACGCGTAAACATATAACGCGCTGCGAACTCTATGTTCGTAATACTCAATATTTATCCAAGGTTGTTGGCAAAGACTGGAGAATGCCAGTTGAGCAGCAATGGTTCTGGGAGTTTAACTATTCCCAAGCGTGCAAAAACCATACTCAAAAAATCTGGTTCGCGCAAATGGCCGCCGACGATTTTGAAGCTTTAACGGGCGTGCATGACAGCGTCTTCGATTCCGATGTGATTGATGAAATTGAAAAGTTTGTTTATGAAATCCAGCCCAATGGCAGAGCTGAAAGGAAAAATCCGGTACAAGCGTACGCAATTACCGGCGATTCAATTGGCAAAGAATTCTATCCCAGTGAATCGGTCATTGACTACGAAAAGCAACATATTCGCGTTAATTGGACTTCAGATCGTGGACAAAGATTTTTCTGGACGCTGGTGCCTTTGAAGCCAGTCGACGAAGAAGAAGAAAACGATACGCTGGACAAGCTTTTGGTTTATGAGGAACCCAAACCAGGCTGCGACTATAGCTGCGGAATTGATACGGCTGACGGCTTGGGAAAAGAAGACGAAGATCGTACTTGCGTTTCAATGACACGCAATCGCTTTGGCGATGAGAGCGATTATCAGGTTTGTGAACTCACTTCAAACCGAATCAATTCAGCTCAAATTGTAGGTTTTGCGGCTTGTTTAGCCGCTTGGTATGGCGAGCAAACAAGAAATCCGCTGGGCGTCAAATTTTGCGTAGAGCAGATCAGCCGACCAGGTGATACTTGCCAGCACCAGCTAAAGCTGATGGGATTCCATAACCATCACAAACCACGGCGTTATGATAGCAAAAAAATTAAGGACGATTCGGGGAAAAAGGAAGGCTGGTTTTCAAATGTATGGAGCGTGCCGATGCTGATGACACGTTTTACGGAAGCTGTAAATGGCGGTTGGTACCGACCTTCGTCCAGATGGTTGATTGAAGAACTAAAAACCCTGGAGCGCCACGAGGCTGCCGGAAGGGCTTCAAAAATGGTTCATCGCAGTGGCTACCACGACGATCGTGTGCGCGCCGCCGCGCAATCGTACTTTACGATTCATGACATGGACGTGCTTGCGGATCGTGCGCAACGACGTTATTCGCCGCCGACAAGCCTGAATCCACCGCTTTGCCGCGCAACGTGCTCTCTTAATGCTGTTGCTGTTGGAGGATGGGATTAATTAATTATGCTTAGCAAAAAGATTGTCTTTTGGTTTAATTCGAAGACTCAGGAATGGCGCATGGGACTCCCCGAGGCTTTTCCTGCACCAGATGGATTTGAAAAGGTAGTGTGTAATACGGCGCATGAAGCCGAACTATGTTCAGAAAGAATGCGCATATGGGAAGCAATGAACGGCGAGATAGAGGATCAAAAGCGCGAAATGGTTGAAGGCCCAATACGCGATGCGCTACGCAAAGAAATCTTATGGCTGGCATCGAATGCGCGCAATTCGACTAACCGAGAATTTTTGGAAAGGCATTTAGCGAATTATGACAAAAAAATGGATCGTACCAAGCTGAAACGTGTTAGTTATTTACACAATGAAGCTTACGAACAGGGGCGGTAACTAACTCGCTGTAGACGACGGATCGAATTATCTTTACTATGCACGATAGCAGCTTACCGAGGAGGAAAGCAGTTATGAATGGAATTAGATACCACGGCATGGCAAGCCCCGGTCTTTGAATCGTCGCCCAGCGTTCGCGCTGGATGGGTTGAAGAACAAATTCAAGAAGGCGAAGGGTTTTTGGAGGGTCAAACCTGCTTTAAGAATTTGGGCGCCAATCTACGTGTGTTCGATGCGATTTTTCGCGATAAGTCGCGTTCAACGTTACTGACAAACGAACTAAAGTATGACATTCGCAAATTCTGCGAAACTTTGGCGGAAGTGCGTGAAATTGCTGCCTATGGTTCAGACTTTCCTGCTTATAAGAAATTTGCAGAAATGCTTACCAAGGTTGCTAGAGCGGTCTATCTAGAGTCAGATTTTCCCTTTCAGATTCTAAAAGTCTTGCAATATGCCAGCGTGATGGGCATTGGCTATTTGTGGCCAAAAGTGCGCGCCGATGAATTGGATACGGCGAGCGCAAGATTGTTTTTGAAGCGCTAGGGCTTTTGGATGTTGTTCCGGTACAGATTCCGCGAACCAATGATGTGCAAGACGCCTATGCGGTAACTATCTACGATTACATGCCAATTGCCGAAGCGCATGGCAGATTTCCGCTTTACCAGGGACTTTTACAAACAGTTGGGCCGCGTAGTTACAAAACAAAGGTTCAGGCACGGCGCTTGGACTATGCCGAACGCTACCGCTACGGCGAACAGGGGCGTAGTTTTGGAAACCTTTATACGGAGATCCGCTATACGTTCATTCGCGATCTTCGTATTAACACCACGGGTTTTGAATTGCCGATGGGCGATCCGGGCACCAGCTGGTTTTACAAAGTTCCCTTTGTTGGCCAGATGATTTTTGGCGGCATGCATAATGGTATGCCTTTTATGCGTCCGGCAAGCGTTGAAGATTGCCGCGTGTACCCCAATCTACGGCTGATTATCACTTCTGCCGGTTTGGATCGGCCCATGTACGACGGTCCGGCATTTGATTGGGACGGCAAGATGCCGGTCGTCCAATACGTTGTAGACGATTGGGCGTGGGAACCGCTGGGAAGATCTTTGGTTGGCGATGTTGGCTCGATCGAAATGACAACGCGAAAGATCGAACGGAAGATCGATCAAGTGATTACGGCCACGCTGAATCCCCCGATCGGCTACGATCACACCGCAACCGGCGGCTCAAAAATCGAGCATTTCGACATTTTTGAAGAAGACGTGCGCTACGGCGTTGATGGCGAACCGAAAAAGATCATGCAGTCGATTTTGCCTGAAGAAGTGCGCGTGAATGGCGAGCATTTTAAGTTTTTGGAGTACCTGAAAAACTGCAAACAGTCGCAATTGGGCTTGCAAGACCTTGGAAACCTGCAGAACATAAAAATGAATTTGGCCAATGACACGGCCGATAAAATGCTCGAATCGATTGGGCCTATTGCAAAGGGAATCGCGGCAAGAATCGAAAAGGCCAATAAAGCGATTGGCCATCGCATGAAGTTTTTGATTTTGCAATGGTTCAACGTAAAACGGATTATGGAATACGTGGGACCGGATCAACTCGATAGGACGGTTTTCGACTTCAACCCGGATGACCTGGTTCCTAGCCATATGCCGGATGAACTGATTAACGGTGTATTCCCGGAAAATCCATCCCAGTATGATCGGCTAACGCGCGCGCGCTGGTTTGCCAAGCAAATACGCTTGGTTTCCGTTCCTAGCACTTTGCTGCGCATTACGCAGATGCAAGAGCAGATGAAGTATTTGCAGCTAAAGCGCGGAAATGCGCCTATTTCATGGGCGACAGTCATGAAGAAACTTGATGTGCCGAATTACGGCGACGTACCCGGCAACACAGAACGTGAAAAATGGTTTAACGAAGAAATTGAGATGCAAAAACTTAAAATTCTAGCTGCCGCCGCAGCTCAGCAATTAATGCAGCAACTAGGAATTCAACCGCAGCAAGAGGGCGGAGGTAAAGG